CGAGTACCTGCGGACATATTTCTGAAACTCGGTAATTGGTCCATTGACCCGACTAAAGAGTTCTTGGAGACTTTGTAGTCTCCGAAACCGGTGACCTGTCGAAACAGGTTACCTGCCATGCCTCCTAATGTTTTGCCGGTAGGGCCAAAGTATGACCCTAATCTAGCACCTAAAGCAGGTGCATTAAACCCGCCACGTCGCTTCTTAGGCACACGGGCAGGTTTCCGGCGTTTGGGTTGTTTAGGAGGTTTGCGGCCTGGCTTACGCCGAGGTCGTGGGGCTTTTGAAAACGGCAAGCTTTGTAAAGCTTCGCGAAGTAACTTTTGACTCATGGTAGGTGAGTAGTCTACGATCGAAAATTACACTTGAACTAAAACTCAATTAACCGGACACCCAAGTGTGTCCGGAAATTATTTAGAAGAAGCGGCCTTATCAGGGCCTTTCTTCTTCCATTTATCCTGCCATACCTCATGTGTGTTAGGGAGGCGTAATTTAGCAGGTGCCTTGTTCTTTACAGTCTTCTTGCTGACTGTTTTCTGAACTGGTGCATAGGTTTTCACGTCATTATTCCCGGGGACAGTGAATTCCTTAGCATCAGTAAGAGGGACCGAAGGTGGAGGGGGAGAAGGATCAGGAACAAGGACCTTCTTCTCCGGTACAGAGGGAGAGGGTAACCTTCCATCAGGAAGTTTTGCCTCAAGGACATGTTTACGGTCTAAGTCCGGTTGTTTTCCACCAATTATTTCATTATCAATAACAACGGGAACGGAAGACTTGGCTTCAATGGGCGCCATAAACATGGGGGGTGTCATGAGTTGTTCAACAGAGATGCGACTACACAACCAACGTTTAAAATCATTGTATTGAAAGTCTGGTAGTTGTTGTTGAACAGTGGACATGGTCCAATCAGCAGCCCGATTAGGATACTGAGATTCTCTTCCATACTTGGAAATCCAAGTGCTGATTGGAGCAGTAGAGGGATTGTGAGTAAGAGGACCGGTGAGTGTAAGAACAGCACGACAAAGATCACCGATAACAGGGGTATTGAGATCCGAAAGTGAAAAGCAACGTATCTTTTCAAGAAATTTATCTTTTGGTGTGACATTGCTAGGTAATTTTG